CAATTCCTTAAAGAGAAGCCTGAAGAGGGAATGGGACTTTTTGAAAAGATTATCTTTGTGTCTCATTGGCAACAATATCAATACGCTGTTTATTTGGGTGTCCCATATGATCATGGTGTGGTAGTTCAGCACGCAATAGAACCAATTCCAATCCACGAAAAACCAAAAGACAAAATTAGTTGCATTTATATTTCAACTCCTCATCGTGGATTGGAAATACTTTTAGATGCTTGGGAATTGATGAAAAAAGAATATCAATCTGAAGCAGTAGATGCTGCTGAATTGAATGTCTTTTCTAGTTTTAAAATTTATGATCGCCCACATATGGATGAACAATATCGTCATGTGTATAAAAAGGCGGAAGATATGAATAGTGTAAATTATAATGGAACAGTATCCAATGAGGTGATCAGAGAAGAATTGCAAAGAAATCATATTTTTGCTTATCCATCAACTTATATCGAGACCGCTTGTATTTGTGCGATTGAAGCAATGAGTGCTGGTTGTTTGTGTGTGGTTCCGAATTTGGGAGCAATACCAGAGACTTGTGCCAACTTTGCTTGGTTATATGGATATGAACCAGATCCAGGCAGACATATTAAAGTTCATGCTACAATACTTGCAAAGGCGATTAATAGTTATTGGAAAGATGAAACTCAAGGACTTTTAAAAATGCAGAAACAATATTATGATGTATTTTATTCATGGAATCTAAGAATAAATCAATGGACACAATTGCTGAAAGCAATGAAATCTGGAATTGAAGAAAGAAATAAGGAAAAATGATACTACTTGATTTTTCTCAGACCGTAATTGGGTCATATATGGGGGTTGCTCATGGTGCTTCAGAGGTCGATGAAGACCTGCTTCGGCACTTAGTTCTTAGTACAATCAAAACATTTCGCATTAAATTTCATGAGGAATATGGAGAAATGGTTATTTGTGCTGATTCTTCACGAAATTGGAGACGGGAAATTTTTCCTCAGTATAAAGCAAATAGAAAGGCCAAAAGAAAAGACGATCATACAAATTGGCAACATCTCTTTGATTGTTTGAATACAATACGGGATGAAATTCGAGATAATTTTCCCTATAAGGTAATACATATAGATACTGCTGAGGCCGATGATATTATTGGTGTATTAGTTAAGAAATATACAGAAGAACCTACATTGATTTTATCAAGTGATAAAGATTTCATTCAGTTACAGAAATATTCTCATGTAACTCAATATTCACCTATGCAGAAGAAATATGTAAAAGGTGATCCTAAGTTTTCTCTTTATGAGAAAATAATTAAGGGAGATTCTGGTGATGGTGTTCCGAACATTCTTTCTCCTGACATTGTGTTTGTGACAGAAGAAATGAGACAAAAACCATTAACTAAGAAAAAATTAGATGCTTGGTATGGTGTAGATCCTAAAGATTATTGTAATGAAGATATGTTGAGAAATTGGCATAGAAATTCAGCGATGGTTGATTTAGATCAAATTCCAAAATCTATTTGTATAAATATACTCAATGACTTTGAAAAACAATCATTCGGTGATCGAAGTAAATTGTTGAGTTATTTTATTAAGCATAGGCTTAAAGATTTAACAGAAAATATTCAAGAGTTTTAATTATGGCACTAAGTTTACCTACTATCTTCGCCGATATTGCAAAGGCAAAAAACAAAGAAGAAAAAAAGAAAGTATTACTAGAAAACGATTCTGTAGCACTCAAGTCTTTACTTGGTGCTGCATTTGACCCCAATATAAAATTTTTACTTCCTCCAGGAGCTCCACCATATAGAGATTATCAGGGAGATACCAATGAACCCAATCCAACCTATTTGTATTCACAAATAAGGAAACTCTACCTTTTTATAGAAGGTGGACGGGAAGATCTCAATCAGGTAAAACGGGAGCAAATATTCATCACAATGTTAGAAGCAATACATCCTAGAGAAGCGGAATTACTCCTTCAGGTCAAGGAGAAAAAAATTAAATGTAAAGGATTGACATATAATTTAGTAAAAGACACTTTTCCAGATTTATTAAATTAAAATGGCAGCTATACCTACATTAGAAAATAGAATAGTAAATATCAAGCAAACCACAGCAGACGGAGTTGTATCGATACAAGAGGCTGAATTGAGGCACATTGACGTTCAGGGGGATAAAAATGATAATATCCCCGTTAGAATTAAAGTTGTTTTAGCTAAAGCTTGGGGTGTACAATTGAATATGCCGTGGAATGTTAGTAAAGGTAAATTTGCAACTGAAATGGGAGGAACTAGTTGGGAGTCTGATTTTGACTATACAACTTTTATACCCAGCAGTTGGCATGGAACTGGTTCTTGGTCAAGAAGCAAGAGAAGCCAGCGTACATCTTAGTGATTAGACCTGTTTCCTGGGGTAATAACCTTAACGTAAGAGGACTATGACAAGATTTTTAACTTTACTTGTTGGTATATTTCTGTTATGGACAACATCTTTGAATTCAGGTAACACCAACAAAATTTGGGTATCTCTAGAAGCGCCCATATACAATAATAAAATTCCAACAACATTGTTAGATATTCCAAATTCGCATAGGGATTTTAACAAATCAGTCGATTTAGTACTAACAGACCCACAAGAGTTGGAATGTATGTCAAAAAATATATATTTTGAATCGGCTCTGGAATCTACTGCTGGAAAATTAGCAGTAGCCCAAGTAACACTTAATCGTGTTAAGTCGCCACATTTTCCAAATACGGTATGTACTGTAGTCAAACAAGGAAAACATTCTCAGAGTGGTTTTCCTGTTAGAGATAGATGCCAATTCAGTTGGTATTGTGATGGTAAACACGATATACCTAGTATGGGCAAAATGTGGGGTGAATCACGAGAAGTGGCGATATATGTATTAGAAAATGCAAAACTTTTAGATATTACAGATGGGGCGACTCATTACCATGCTGATTATATTGATTCACCACGATGGGCAAGTTTGCGAGATAAAACAATGCAAATAGACACTCATATTTTTTACAATAAAAATAAAAAACGTCATTTATAACTTGACATTTTCTCCAGGAAATGAGATAATGGACCTAAACAATGAGAGATGAGGGAAGAATGAGGTGCAATACCGCCCGGCTCATGGAAATGATTACCCAGCCGACAATCAACGCCAAGCCCAGCACGCAACGTTGATGATAACCCTGGAGGGGAAGACAAAAGGAGCGACCCGCCGCCATGACATTCATCTTTTATATTTTATAATTTACTTTTTTGAGATTGATTATGACAAGAGAAAATTTGAAGAAAATTCTCAGGGAATATGGTGTTCATAAGTATTGCTCTGATTGGGAGGCATTAATTGAAAGTCTAATGTCTGAATATGCTTCTTCATATTCAGAAGGTTATGATTATGCAAAAAATGAAGAATCACTTGTAAATGATGCGGTGGAGGCTCTTTCGGAATGAAAAAATTATTTGGATTATTTGTTATTGGTATTTTGTCATCTACGGCAATGGCAGAATTGGTTTGTTTGGCACCGTCTGGCTGTGCTATAGAAATAGAAACTGGTGATTGTCCGACTTGTGTAGAAATTTCAATAGTTGAACCAATAGTTGAAACAATTATAAAAAGCGAGATAGTTAGTACTTCTAATAATAGTTGTCCTAATTATTTTGAATTACATCACGGTGGTAAGACTTGTGAGATTCAAAGGAATATATGTGGTAGTTCTAAACGTCTTTGTGGTCAAGATTTTAGAGGGTGTAAAAGAGTTGAATCATCTTACAATAAACGGTTTGAACGAAATCATGGTAAACGTACTTGTGGATGAATATTATGGAAAAATATCTCGCAGAAAAAGGAACCAAAGGAGAATTTTTTCTCAAACTTGAAAATGTAATTGAAGGGAAAAGTAGGTTTGATGATGGAGTTTATAAAATCCATAAGATGACAGATCGAAATGGCCGTAAAGCGATATTTTATAATTATAAAGGCGAATCTTTTGATGTGGGTGATTGTGTTCTTCTAAAAGCTACACTTACTGAATATAGATCTTTTGATAATGAGCCTGTTTCTTATTTGAATCGTGTAACAGTTTTGGAGAATAAAGGTTCTACTAAATGAATAATGATTATGAAGAACATGGTTATGTAACTACACAAATAATGGACGAAAATTCAGCAACGGCAATTTGGCACCAATTACTTGAACGTGTGCGTCGTGGTGATTGTAATTATGGAATGCCTGAGCATGAACCCTTGAGAGAAGGACTAGAGAATACATGGAATTTCATGAATGTGGTTCCCATGTTTTTTCCCATGTCCATATTAACACCAAAAGCTGAAGAAGCGTTGGGAATGGAGTTAGTTCCATCTTATTGTTATGCTCGAATCTATATGAAAGGATCTGAAATGGTACGTCATGTAGATCGAGATTCTAGTGTATATGCTTGTACTATAAATTTAAATTCTAGTCATTCTGGTTGGCCGATTTATTTGGAAGACAAAAATGGAAAAGATACTATTGAATTTGTAGGTAAACCAGGAGAAGCTCTTTTTTATCATGGTTGTGATATGTTTCATTGGCGTAATAAATTTGAGGGAGATTGGCATGCTCAATTAATGATGTTTTGGGTAGAAAAAAAGGAAGAGAATGAACATCTTTATTGGGATGGTATTAATGAACCGGTGGATTGGTTGAATGGAAAAGATGATTTTGTAAAACAAGTTATTAATGGTGAAAAATTTATTTATCAATCCGAAACTCCAATTTAAAAAAGTGAAGTGAATATATTTTACCTTGATGAAGATCCTAAGATAGCTGCTCAGATGCACTGTGATAAACATTGTGTCAAAATGATATTAGAGAGCGCTCAATTATTATCAACAGCACACCGAGAATTAGATCCACATCGTGCTTTTGCTGGTTTGTATAAATCAACACACAAAAATCATCCTAGTACAAAATGGGTAAGGTCTTCGCGTGATCACTACATTTGGGTATACAAGTTATTCGCAAATCTTTGTGGGGAATATACTAAAAGGTATGGGAAGATTCATAAGTCATGGACAAAATTTAAGCATCACTTATCTCTTCTGCCGTGGAGCATTCCAAGAGAAGGCTGGGTAGACCCCCCACAATGTATGCCGGATTATTGTAAGAATGAGAATGTAGTAAAGGCTTATAGGAACTACTACATATTAGAGAAGAACAAATTTGCCAAGTGGAACTATACAAGTGTTCCAGATTGGTATATGTCTATGGGAAGTACATAATGCCAACATATGATTATAAATGTGAGAAATGTGAACATGAATTTGAAGAGATGTTTTCTATTTCACGAAGAAAAGAACCAACTGAAGTTCCTTGTGAAAGACAACTTCATAGAGCAGCCCCTATTTGTGGTGGTGAAATAAAAATGAAAGCAGTAGCACCAGGAATCGGTGATCCTTTAAAACTGGGGCTAATAAAGCCGGATGGTCGATATGTGGAAAAATTAAAAGAAATTAAAAAGAATCATCCTTTAGGCACTGTATCAGCAAAGGATTATTGGTAATGTTTGTACATTTAGCCGAAAGGCCTGAATTATCATTTGGACTTCAAGCGGAGTATATAAATGGAGGTAGGATCTATACCACTCCAGAGGGAAATAAATATTCATCAATTACTACCGTACTTGGTGAACTCAGCAAAGCTGGTATACAGAAGTGGAGAAAGTCAATTGGAGAAGAGAAAGCAAATAAAATCACAGGTAAGGCTTCCAGAAGAGGAACCCGCTTACATTCTATCTGTGAAAGCTATATCAAAAACGAAGACGGATATCTCGAGGGACAATTACCAGACGTACTCGCGATGTTTCAATCAATTGAACCAATCCTTCAAAGAATAAACAATGTTCATGGAGTAGAACTTGGTCTTTATTCTGATCATCTTGGGTTAGCTGGCAGAACAGATATTATAGCAGAATTTGATGGAAGATTGTCTGTAATTGATTATAAGAGTTCTGCTAAAACAAAAAAGTATGAATATTGTTATAATTATTTTGCTCAATGTTCAGCCTATGCAATAATGTATGAAGAAAGAACTAACATACCGATAGATCAGGTAGTAATTATTGTTGCTGTTGATAGTGATGAACCTCAACTTTTTATTGAGAAAAGAGATAGTTGGGTACATAGAATTTGGGAAGCAAAAAAAATGTATAGGGAAAATCATTAGTAATATAAATAGTTTTGATACTGTTGACATATATGGATAGCAGTTAAGACGCGAGTTCGATTCTCGCCGCCTCCACCAAGGAATCATAATGAATAACGGAAAAATAAACACAGTAATCCTTACTTTTCTTGCTGTTACTGTATTTCTAATATGGGGAAGCATCAATTATTTGTGATTCGTTGATGGGGGCGTTCAAGGTATTCGATTGATTGTGATGGCATATAAAGAGGTATTCGGCAGGGTGTCCACCGTAACGGTCCATTAAACTAATCGCAAACAATGACGATTATACACCCGCATTGGCATACGCACTTGCTGCGTAGCCGATAGCCGAGTTAGGGGGAAACTCTCGGGGAGTCGCTTGGGAACAGAAGAACTCCCCTCCATAACGAAAGAAAAAATGGCGGGAAAAACACTGCATGAACCAACTAGATCTGGTCAGATTCTTTTGACCAGAAACAGATTCGAATATAATATAGTAAGAGGCGATGTTCCTCCTTATTATTTTGATAACAGTGCTTGGGAAAATGAAACCGGTATGAGTTATAGAAATTTCGATTTACCATATAGTGCAGGAAGATGCAAAGTTTCTTGGCCTAATGGTGTATTTCAATTTGAATGGAGGTAATATAGCAACTTATAAAAACGAAGAACCTTGTGAATTTATCTACAACATAACTGCTGTAGAGAAAGTTGTTGATGGAGATACTATTGATGCAGTTTTTGATTTAGGCTTTGATGTACGGATATGCAATAGAATCCGCCTGCTCGGAATCGACACCCCCGAATCACGAACGCGAGATTTGGAAGAAAAGTTTTATGGAAAACTCTCATCGGTTGCTCTCAAATCGTGGGTACATTGGGCAGTCATGTCAGATAGAGATGATATTGAAATACAATGTAGATGTCCAGAATCAGATAGCAGAGGTAAGTTCGGCAGAGTTCTAGGTGAACTTTGGATCAACTGTACAGAAGATGGGCATGAGTTTGGTGGATGGACAAATATAAACAAATGGATGTGCGAGAATGGTTATGCGGTTGGATATCATGGTCAAAACAAAGATGATGTTCAGAATGAACACATGAAAAATCGAACATTCCTCGCAGAACAAGGCATCAAATACGAAGCATATAGTTAAGGAAAATTAATGGCCATAAAAATTCCAAAGAATCTTATGAAAAATGCTCGAGAAGCTCGAGCCGGAGATGGTAAGGTGAACACCACTTCTGAAATGGTAATCGCTTCGGAAGAAGCATTGTGGGAGAAAAATCCAGTGGAAGCATTGAAATATGAAAAAATTGAAACAAGAAAGAAGTTGAATTGGTGGGCAAGATTTTCTTTGTCCTTAATTATAGTTTTTACTTTTTTGTTTTTAATATGGTTATTGTTTTTTGGTATATTACCAGCTGAATCGCGTGACTTAATTAATATCATGGTTGGTGCATATGTGGCTGTGTTAGCAAAATCTACAGATTATTGGTTCAAAGAAAAAGAAGATGCAGAAAATCAAGAATCCCGCGAATTAAACGGAGGTAACAATGGATGATTTAAATGATTTTGGTTTCAGTACAGTAAGTTTAGATGAATATGAAGCTGAACAGAAAATAACAGTAGATAGAGAAAAAGAAGTTGTTACGTCTGCAGCAGCTAGTATTCAGCCAGAACTGGAAAAAATTGAATCTAAAATTTCTAGTTTAACTGATAGTATGAGAGTTATGCAAGATGATCTTCTAGATCGTAAAGAAGAACTCAATGATAAATGGAACACAAAAATGAATGCGGTAGAAGAATTGATTCTTCCACTTCTCAAAAATCTTGCTAAAGATGGCGATAAAAAAGAATATATTCGTTGGCCAGGTAGAACAGATATTCTCAATGCACATATAGATAAAATTACTGCAGTAACAAGAGGAGACTTTTGATTGATCTCATTCACAGAGAAAGCTGCAAATAAAGTACTAAGTATAATGAGTGAACAAGATGTTTCTAATGATACCGTAGTACGAGTTGGAGTTAAAGGTGGTGGTTGTTCTGGATTTACTTATACAGTAGATTTTGAAAGCCGAAAAGGAAAATTCGATTTGGAATTTGAATCATTTGGATTAGGTATTTTGGTAGATAAAAAAAGTCATTTGTATATTAAAGACACGGAAATTGATTGGTCAGATAATTTGAATGATAGAGGATTAAAATTTAATAATCCTTCAGCAAAGGG